ATGCGGCGCCCGTTGTAATGCTGGAGTTTATTGTGCTCTGGGATGGGTGCGAGGCCGGATTTTAGCCATTCGGAGATGTTTTTCTTCACATCCGGCTCGTAGCTGAACCCTCCGATCATGTTCAGAAATCGGTTCATGCCGTCGAAGAGGAGTTTCCGAAGGTGCGGATCGCCTGTAGTGGAGTCATCGTTTGTATCCCAAATGTCGATCTGGGGGGTGGATTGGGAGTAGACCATGATCATGCGCGACATAAAGCCCATGCCCCATGCTTCCTCGGGGAGGATTGAGGCAAGAAAGGCTGGCTGTGTGCCGCCGAGTATGGTTGTGATTGGATTGACAAGATCGACGTTTTTGGAATGGCGCTTTGAGTCACGATAGGACGACTCGGCGTCGTAGATTTTATTCAGCACATTGAGGAATTCGGTGTCATGCTTAGGAACGAGAGTGCCGAATTCGCTTGCAGAGACGCAAAGCGAATGATATTCGAGTAAATTTGCGCCATTGTTTGTCGGGAGCTTTGTCGCGGCGAGTTCTAGTTCATCGAGAAAACTCGCTTTGGAAACGCCATCGGGCGCGATGTGGAGTTTGCCTTTTGTCGAGGCCCACATTTCGCGCCCCGAGTTTATAGCCATTCCCTTGCCGACCGCTGGTAATGCCATGAGGAGCGTGAAGAGGTTTGGAAATATCGGCCCCGGCTTGAGTTGGGTCCAGACACGTCTTTCCAGCGCCCCGCCAATGGTTGTAATTCCGCTCCATAGGCGGAATATGTCAGGCGTAGGTTTGCCTTGTGTGTACTCCATGAAGGAGTCTATCCAGTCCACAATGCGCCTCTGTCAGGTAAAAGTTATTCAAAGCGCATTCTTTTGGCATCTTGCTGGCTGAATATTCCTTCTATGCGATCTTCTCGGTTTTTGACTGAAGCCCCGCATTTAGGACAGCGCAGATCATGCTCGCGTCCAAGTCCTTCATCCAGCAATCGTCGGCAGCATCTGCAAAAGCTTAAAATTATTTTCATGTTCGTTGTTGCCACTTCTTGATGCTCTTCATTTCACATGACCCTCTGTAAGCCGGTTAAACGTGTTCTCTCGTCTTGTCCTTTGAACTTTTTCAAGCCATTAGGATTAATTCGCTCATGATAGTTGCCCCAATTCCACCCAGACTTAGGCTCGCCCGGAATTATGAACTTGCGGCCTCTGTGTCCGAGTAGCACCTTGCAGAATTCCAGTGCGATCTTTACAACTTCTGCTTCGTTGTCGCCTTCGCGGAACTGGAAATAAAGCGCATCGTGAACCTGAGCGAGGAGTTGAACTCGCTTGCCCATGTGCTTCCAAATACGCCACAGAGCGAGGTTCAGGCGCATAGCGGTGGATGACTGGGGCGAGAAGGCAATCGCCTCGCGCAGCGTTGTGTCGTCGTTCGGTCGGCCGAAGAAGTGGCGTGTGGCACCGAATGGAGTTGTAATCGCGTGGGGGTGGGTTTGGATTTGCTGTGCAACCCATTGATGCCAGCGTGGAATGCCGGGATAGGCAGAGAAGAACTTCTGCTGAAATTCTTCCATCATCTTGACCGTGACTTTCAAGTGGCGCGACATGGTGAATGGAGTTCCATAGTAGGTCGTGCCGTGGCCACCGCGCTTGCTCATATCACGGTAGGAAAACTCGCGATAGAAGGTTTGGTCGGCAATTGCTCGGTCGTGCTTCGGGTCGCCGTTCCACGCGAAGTTCGGCCAGATGAGTTTGCATGTGGTTGTGTGCAGATCGCCCGACTCGCAAGCATCAAGATACGTCGAGTCGCCGAAGAGTATCCATAAGAGCCATCCGACTTCTCGGCTCTCCGCCTGTTCCAAATCAATACCGATGAGCTTCCAGCCATCATCGCTGACGAACATCCTGCGAATGGAACGCTTCTTGGATCGCTCCAGATCATCGGGGTCTTTTTTGATATTCTGGATGTTGCCGCCGCTGCCATACGCATCAGCGCTGGACGAAAAGCGCCATGTTTCAGTTCCGCCGATGTTGTAACTCGTGTACATGCGCCCGTTTCGAACTTCGGTGCGGAGCACTTCGAGTTGCTTTTTGTAATCGCGGATTGCAAGAATGCAGTTGATTATTGGTATGGCGTGGAAATAGACTTGGAGCTTTTCGAGTGTCTCGCGCCCCATTGAGAGCTTTTTCTCGCCCTTAATGGAAGTCCAGATTTCTGGAAGCTTCATCGTGCCATAGAAGAATTCTTTGAGTTGGTCGGGCGAACGTGGGTTGAGTGGCTTGCCCCAGACCGCCTGAGCGAACTCATCGAGCATACTTTCGAGATGGCGTAGCACGTCCTCTTCGATATGCTTGATGGCAGATTGACGTTCAAACTCGTCAATTTTAAATCCACGAAGCTCCATCTCCAAAACAGGCCCTTGCAACGCACGCTCGAAATTGTACGCAATTGGCGGCTCGTTGAAGAGATGCCGCAGTTCACCAAGCACTTCCATCGTCACACAACAATCCAGCCCGTTATAGGTTTGGTGTGAAGTGTGAGAGTCGAGTTGTCCCGGTGCGAGTTCGTGCGTTGCAATGATTGGCATGCGTTACCAGACTACTTGATCGTCGTAAAGCCCACGACAAAGTTTTTCGAATTTATGCTGGTCAAGGTTGCGTTTGAAGACTGGAATGCCAGCATCATCTGCAAGCTTCATGCCATACTGCATCCCAGTCGTTATGCCAAGATCAATATACACAACACTTGCTTCTGCAACGCTGCGCCACACTAATCCAGCCTCAATACCGCGATTGCGATCCGCTTCGATTTCGTCTCGCAATATTCCCGGCTGAGTGTAGAGAAGATGCGAGGCGATTGGTGCTTCGAGGCGCTGGATACAGTCCATCACGCAGAGCCGCGCGTAGATGATATTTCTGCCTCGTTGGATTTTTGCGATTGCTATGCTCGGGTCTTTTCCGGCATAGGGCGACTCAAGAATGACCCGTTTCATTTGGCGCTCTTGTAGAACTGAACTTCGTAATATTTGGCGTGGGCTGGTGTGTAGATGAAGATCGTGTTGCCTTGCAGATAGCGTTTACGCAGCTCTTCTGCAAAGGCACCATAAATTTCATTGCCGTAAAGTGGCAGAGTTATTGCTTTGCGCTTTGGATTTTGCAAGATCGGGCCTTCTTTCCAATTCCAGCCTTTATTCTTTGCTGTGACAAGTAGGTCGTGCATGAGATGCGACCGCTGTGACTCCATGATTTCCCACCGAGATAAAGCAGGTGGTGCTGGCTGGATCGGTTCGATTTTGAGAAATGTGGGGTTGCTCGTTGGCATGGTGTCGTATTTCAGGCCGACTTTCGAAGCAGGCGGAGAGTATGGGATAAACCCAAAGAGTTTTTTTAGCATCGTAAACATTTCTTTTCCTTTCATTCGTCTCGTTTCAGTTCTTCTTTGTTCTCTCGCATTAGCTTCCAAGAGGCTTCATCTGTGTAGATGCTGCCTAGGAAGCCGAGAGACTTTTGAAGTTCGGGGTAGATGGAATGGTGGAGAAGCATTGTGTCGTCTTCGCAGTCGCGTGGGAGGATTGCCATTTGCACGATGTACTGCAAGTCATACAATCCATTCTGGAAGACTTTCTTGCCGGGGAGTTCTTCTAGTATGTAGCGGACGATCTTCCAAGCAGCGATTTCGTCTTCGAGCGTTGGCCAGTAGTGGCCATCTGGCTTGCGACGATCGAGAAAGGGAATGACAAGCGCGTGACGCGGATTTGGCGCAAAGCCAATACACGTGATCATGCCGCCGCTTGTTTCGATGTCAACAGCGAATTCATCTGCACGTGCGAGATGCTTCTCGATCCACGCATGGATTTCGTCAAAGGTTGGGTCGATTAGTACCCATCTGGCAGGGCGGCGAATGTCGGGGAATTCGCTTTGGCGCGCGGCCTTGAGCAAATCCGCTACGACTATCGGCCGTAGCGACCAGTTGCGAAAAAGCGCGGCGGGATGATAGGTTGGAAGGAGTTTAAGTCTTGGGCAGAGATTGCCAATTGCAACTGTGCCACGCAGCGCTCCGATCTTGGCGACGCCGAAGAGTGCCCAACAGGCTTTCGCGCCGAGCGGAATGACGATGTTGGGGTTGACAGCTTCGAGTTCGTGCTTGAGGCGCTGGATGTGAGGCAAGAACTCCGGACGCAAATACTTGCCTTGACCGAGTGGTTCGTGGTGGTAGTCCTTCCCACCGACTTCTTTTTTCTTAGCGCAGAAAAGATCAAAATTATTGCTCGGCGGACGAAGCGGAATGAAATTCGTCAAGAAGCAATCCCTTCGCGCAATTCCCGCTTCTTCTAGCAATCTCGTTAACTCTTGTCCGCTTTGCCCTTGGAATGGCAGCCCTACCATGTCTTCTTGCTCGCCAAATGCCTCACCAACGAGCGCAATCTTTGCGTTGCGTGGACCGCTGGTGTGGGCGAATGGCGTGAGTGGATCAGGGCGAACGTAATTCATGCTGCAAGAAGTCGCTCTGCAAGAGCTTCGACACGGACGTGGAGTTGGAGTAGGCTTCCATCGTTTGTGATTACGTGATCAGCTTCGAAAAATCGTGCTTCGGTTTCAGAGCGATGCGAGTCGCCCTCAAAGCCGGGACGTGTTACGCGAATTATAATTCCATTGAGTTGCTTGATTGCGCGATATTCGTTCATGAAGCGCAAATCTTCAACAAGAATTAAATCGCTTGGATGCCGCTTGCAACCAGCACTCCAGATGTTAACCCAGAAGTTTTCTCCAAGCAAGTCTCTGCCCCATTCTGTGCCGAGAGTTTGCATAGCATAGCGCGTGGACTTGTTTTGCCAGATGTTAAGATGCTCTTCTTTCATCGAGCCCCATAGACAGTCTTTTGCAAATTGCTCTGAATAGCCGTAGCGTTGCATGAGGCAGAGAAGCATTTCTTTGAGTGGGTCGGCGAAGTTTTGGGAACGAACACCAAGACGTGACACAGCGACCATTCTAATTCCCTTGACAACTTCGCTCTTGCCAGAGCCTTTCGGCCCGCTAAGCGCAATGACTTTCATGTTTTTGCCCCGAGCATAAATTGCAGAAATGCTTCTGCGCCTTTGATGATATGGTCTGTGTCTACGCCGCTTCCTGCATAAAAGCCGATTGACAAATGAAGAGCCTTCTCACGAAGCTCGATTGTGTCATGCGCGGGGGGAGCTTTGTGCAAATCGGCCTTCTGCTTTGTTTCTTCAGCTAAAGGATTGTACTCGTCTATTCTATGTTTGGCCATGATCTTATTTCTCCGTTGCACGCTTGAGGGCGCGGAATTTTTTCAGAGCAATTTGTGCGCCTTCAAAATGCTCCTTGTCGCGTTCAATTCCAAACACATAGTTCGCGCCGAGCGACTCGGCGGCACGAAGCGCAGAGCCACTGCCGCATGTCGGATCGAGCAGGCGAGTGTTTTCATCCACGAACATTTGGAAGAAGTACCGCAGCACCGGCTCAGGCTTTGTGGATGGATGGAAGGCTTTGTCGGTTGGTGCGGGGTAAGAGTTACTCGTTGCTTTGATGATAAATCGATCTTCACGCGATGCGATGAATGCAGACTCGACTATTCTTCGCGGCCCGCGTTTTGCATCTGGTAGAATGCCAATGTTGTCTGACTTGTGCCAGAAGAGTGGCACGTTTTGAAATGCAAGCGAGGGAGCTTTTTTGCGAAAACGCTCCAGCGTGGATGTGTAGTAGTCGAATGGAAACCAGAACACGAGATGGGCGCTTGGCGACATGACGCGATTGAGGTTCTCGCAGAGACAGTCGATGAGTTCCCAATACAAGTCAGGCTTGTCGTCGTAATCGTGCTCGCCTTTGGTGTTGGCCTGCTTGCCAGCGAAAACGTTGATGCCGAATGGGAAGTCACAATGGATGAGATTGAACGGACGGCCCTCATAGCGCGGAGCCCATTCCAAGAAGCTTCCCTGTAAGATGGACTCCTCGACTTTGGGCGGTGCGGGGATTGGCGTGGGTGGCTCGCCAGGCTTCAGCGGAGCGGGCTTCGGGTCGAACATTTTCGCGCCGAGTTCGGTAATACTCGCAAGCGCGTCGGCGATCTTGCGTTCGTTCGAGCGTGAAATTATGTTCATGGCGGACTCGATGCTTGATGCGCTAGCAACGATCTCCTTGTCCATGTGCGCCGCAACGGTCATGAACTGGCTCATGTAGCCAATTGTAATGCCTATGGCTTCGGCCGTTTGCGTCTGGGTCCAAGTCTTGTCCTGCAAGACGTAAAGCTCGTGAATGCGCTTCACCGCCTGTGAGTTTTCCTGCCAAGACAAATCTTTCCGCTTGAGATTTTCTTCCAGTTCAATCAACTGCCGCTCGGTCTCGGAGAGTGTGTTCGAGTATCTGACCGGAACGGTGTGTAGGCCAAGCTTAATCGCGGCGGCGAGTCTTCGCTCACCGGCGACGAGCACGTTCTCTGGTGTGATGATTATCGGATTGAGAATTCCCTTGTGCGGGATTGACGTCAGCAAGTCGCTCACGTCGATGTTCTTGCGTTGCCGCTTCTCGCGGTCAACCATAATCATACTCGGCGCAATTTGTGCGTAATCATTCGAAAGCATTTTAGCCCCCTACAGTGTCTAGTCGTGGGTGCTCCCCTGCGAGTTTCCTGGCAGGGGAGCGATTCAGAAAGCTGTGACGGCGGATCAGCCTTCTGAATTCTGTCCTTTCAAGTTTCCGATCTCGTTGTTGGGCGGCGCGTCGGGGTCTTGCTGGTTTGGACGCAACAAAACTTCGGCGATGATCGGCTGATTGAGAGCGTCAGGAACGCACTCGCCAAGCGACCGGCCAGCGGTCGGAATGCCGCACGACTCGAGAAATTCCTTGAGTCGGTATTCAGCATCGGGTGTGAGGTAGTAGTCCTTGCGAAGTTGCTTCTTCGCAAGGTCGATGCCTTCGAGAGAGTCCTTCTCCACGTCCTCACCGGCGGAATTCAGCTTGATGTGGAAGCGGCAGTAGGGAGTCTTTTTGTTGTTGGACTCACCGTATTCCTGCTTCTCGACGGAACCGAAGTAGGTGCCGGCGGGAAGAGCAGGCGGACGCTTAACCTCGTCCATAGGCTTCGAAAGAAGGGCTCGAAAATCAACAGTCATTTTAGTTCTCCGTGTTATCCCAGACCATGATAGTCCAAGATGGCTGAAGCCCTGCGAGGGGCTAATTCCAGTGGTTGAGGATCAAAGCTAAAATCGAGGCAATGAAGCCAGAAATGATCAAAAACCAGAAAAGATATTTTGTCATGTGCGAAGTGCCTTGAAGAAGTCCGCGAGACCAGTTTCAATTGGGTACTCTTTAGCAACGGCGAGCGGGGCGCTGATTTTGGCGTTCACCAGTTGCCCGCCGATAACCTGTGGCACGGTGAAGATTTTTCGTTTTGCCATGCTTCCAGCCCCTTCTGTCCGGGCAATGAGCATGTTGTTGAACCAGCGTGGCACGTGAGGTGAAAGCGCGCGGCCGATTGTAGATGGGTAGCCAATGGGCATTCCACCGCTATTGGGCTCGTCTGGCTTAGGAGCGGTGCCTTGCTCAGTGACGTACACGATATGGCTCGTGATGATGACGTTGCATTTGACTTCTTTGTCGTAGAGCATCGTGAGCAAGTCGCGGATGTAGTTCTGGGCTTGGCCGATGTCGCGACGCGCTTCGTTTTGGGTGGGATTTGCGGCAAGTTTGCCATTCATGGACAAGTGATGCGTGTGGGCTGCAGTTGTGCACATTGTTAGTGAGTCGATCACCAGCACAGTATCTGGCCCCCAAGTTGTGATCTTGCCAAGATTGATGTCACCATCTTTCCATTCATAGAGCAGGTTCATGGCCCGTGCCCAAGCTTGCGCCTTTGTGTAGTACAGCTTGCCGTTCGCGGCGGCCTTCATCGGGTCGGTGAGCGTGACGTAGTGCACGTTGTCAAGGCAACTTGGATTGGTTTTCAAGTAGCTCGAATTCGGGTGCGTGAGCCAGTGCTTGAGCACGTCGATGCCGTTGTCGAAGTCGAGAATTCGGAGTTTGTATCCGGCGGCAGCAAGACTCGCAAGGGCGCCAGTTTTTCCACTCGAACTGTCTCCAATGAAGAGGAGTTTTGTTGTTTCGGAGGAATGGTGTGAGGAGAGGCTAGGCATTGGCGTATAAGCTCGCTTTTCCAAAGGTTAAGAGAGTGCTGTTTGACTACTTCGAGAGTGAGAACTGTGTTTGTGGGAAGGAAGACGAAAGTGTCAGTTGCAATGTCGTAATAGTAGGGCTCAAAAGCAGGTGCGGCCAGAGAAAGCTTCTTAACAAAGGGCAGTGCAACGAGCCCGCTGAGGAGTTTGAATAGAGAGCGGCGTTTCATTTTGCAGGCTCCAATTCCTTTTCAGGATTGAGCATAGCGGTGAAGATCGAAATGTCAGTATCGACTACTGGGCGGAAGCCTCTTGCGTCGAAAGAGCATTCCATGAAGCCCGCCGGATAATATAGCTTTGGATTGCGGACTTCTTCGAAGATCAATCCGAGAATGAGTGGATTGTGAGTTTGCAATTCGCGAATGGTCAAGATTTGTCCTATTCTAGGCAATAACTCGTCTCCATAGAAAAGAGCAAATCTATTGTCGATACAAACTACTCGCTGTCCAATTTGGAAAGCCATCAAATATCTCCACGAACTTGCAGGGGGTCCCAGACTCGTTTCACGAAGTCAGCTTTCAGCCAGTCATCTCTAACGCTCGGCGCCTTGCCGCAAATCCCTCTAAATACACAGCCACCATACATATCGCAGGCTTTATCATTCATGGGCCAGCGGCCAGAGCGGGCGTAAAACTCGGCCATCTTCGCCCACATTTGCCAGTCAGCAAGCCACTCTTCGCGCTGCGCTTCCGAGCGTGGCACAAAGCCGCGATAGAAGCGAGAGAAGGTGACAGCGATTTGCGCGGCGTCGATGATGATGCCATTGATGGGCAGATTATAAACCACTTTCCCTGCCAAATCATAGGTGCTCATCTGGTTGTCGGGAGAGAATTTGTCGAAGAATTCTGGCGAGATTGTGTTCTTGGAAGTCTTGCGGTCAGCTATGTAAATGTCGTCGTTAAACTGCACAATCCGGTCCATGTGGCCGCAGATGACGAGCGTTTCGCCTTCGCCGGTTTTATATCCCGAGTCGAAGCGGAATGATAGCTCGACCGCGGGTTTACCATTCGCCAGCGCCACGGTATGAAGCGAGTCGTGCACTCCGAATTGTTCCAAGTACCACACGACTGTGCGGAGCAATGTGAAGCGGTTTTTGTTAGGATCATCGCTGGTCCAAGGGCGTTTGAGCTTCGAGTTCCATGTGACGGTTAGCACATACTCGACAGCCTTGTCAAGAGCATCGTCATGGCCGAGGCCGGAGAAGCGCGCGTGGTCGTAGTGCTCAAGCGCCTTGTGGTAGTATTCGCCGAAGAGTAAATGCACGGACGTGCGGCGCGAGGTCCAGCCGTGAATAATACCTAGTTCGTATTTGCGCGGGCAGGTTTTTAGCTCGCCCATTGAGGTTGAGTCCCACGCGAGTTGCATGGTTGGAAGGGAGAGAGAGAATGAGGAGTTGACTGTGAGTTCGTTCATCGAAATGTCAGCCATAGGATGAAGATGATTAAGACTGTGCCGCAGACTAGGCTAACGTTGGGATCAACTAGCTCGATGATTGCTATCATGCTCAAAGCCCCAGATCATCGAGGCTGAGGGTGCTTGGCTTTGGCTTTGCCGCTTTGCTTGGGCGGGTTTTGCCGGCGGCTTCGTCCACGAGCCACTTGGCGCGCATTCTTCGCAACTCCGCAACTATTGCGTCCCGGTCGGCGCGCTTCATGTCGAGCGGGTCACGGTTCATGATTTCGTTAAGCGAGTCGGTAGTGGCTTCGGAGAGGGGGTTTTCATTTTCTGGGGTCATACTTCAATGTCCAGTTCTTTTGAAATGGGACCATTATGAGTGTTGGCCTTTTCGCGCAGCCCGTTTAGGAATCTTCTTATAATCAGCCGCACAGCTTTCGTGTGACCCATGTTCGAGCCATAAAGGGACTTCAAATCTTCGAAGTCTCGCTCGAAAATATGTAGGTGTATCCTGACTAGTGGCTCTTCTTCATTCCGAGGCATTCTTGGCAAGCTCCTCTGACGGCACTACACCGCCTTTGACTATCCAGATTTCGTTTGGTTCGGGGCGGCGACGGAACTGGAGCAAGTCCAAGTCCTTGTCCCCTGCTGCGCGTCGCGCGGCGTAGAGTTTTTGAATGGCAAATGCCACATCCGGCGCGGAAACGATAATGCCTATTGGCGAGCCGAGTGCGCGATAGAGCAATTCAAGATCGTCGTGATTTGCCATTTAAAAGCTCCTTCGAAGGTTGCCCGGCCAAACAAGTGGGCGAGACTAATCTGGCCGGGCCGTAAGAATGCTCTGTACCTGGGGAAGCACAAAG